AAGCTCACGAGTTTGGATCCAATCAAGGCAGTCGGCAACATGTGTCTGAGAGTATACAAAATACTCAGTAAACGGATAATAGCGTTCAAGAGATCGGTAAATCCTTTTAAATTCACCTTTCTCTGATTGCGTTTCACCCGTCGACACTGCGCCTGGCCCATGACCCGGTTTAATTTCCCGGGGATTGAATGACGCGAAGAGTTTGGACGCGAACGTCCTTGCTTTTCGCACGATGGGGTCTTTCCGGAAGCATGCTTCCGGGAGGGACCTATCGGTCTCGATGAATCCATAGATTACTTTTAGTTCATCTATGAGTTCGTAGGGTAACTCCAGTTTGTACATTACGTACAGAAACTGGCGGAGTGCCTTGATCGTCTCTATCACCTCATGGTTAGAGGCTACATCATGTCGTAGATAGCCGTTATGGCTAAAGACACGTAAATACAATGATGCAGGAATGCATTCATGGTATTCAAACCAAGTATCGCCCTGTAAAGCGCGATCTAGTCGTTTTCCGACACTTGGCAACACGGTAGTCATATATTTGACACCGTATTCAGTGATCCCTTGGCGTGTGGTATTAAGCCACATTTCAAGTTCAGACTGTTCGAGTATGAGACGATCAGCTATGTCTTGCTGTATCGCCAGCGTAACTTTGCTATATAGCATGTTATTATGGTTGTACTAACAAAACACCTACGTCCTCAGATCCTCTCAATGCCCCGCAAAGGGTCTACCAGAGATTTACACCTCTGGCGACCCCGCACGGGAGATTGAACGTCTACGTTAAACCTCGCCCGTCAAAAGGCGAGTAACAAACGTATGAGCCGGTTGGCCGACCGTGTATTCGTTAGCCTCAAGCCCTTCCTGATGGGAAGGTGAGATCAGCGTAGCGATAGCATGGACCAAGCCAATCATATCATTCGTGGAAAAGTTGGTATCGCGTGGAGACGCGAGGACCAACGACACGAAAGACGTGCGTTCACTGCCGTCCGTGAGCACTTTTGTGTGCTCGAGACGCAGTTGAGTGCGATTGGTGCCGACGGGCGGATTCTCCTTAGTGCTCTGATTAGAAATCTTGAGCGTGTAGGATTCCGTAGCGGAAACGGTGTACTTGCGTACACTGCTACCGTTGTCGACATCAATGAGGGAGACCGGCGTATTCAAGATTAAACTTGAAATGCTGGCCTTGAGGTTTAGGGTGTTATCAAGCATGTGCTTGTTCTTGTATATACGGACGTTAAGGTCTGCGAGTGCTAATGAGAGAGGCAGCTAGTAATAGCTTGTCAATCCCAAGTCGCTTAAGCGCAGACTTATTTGGTGGATGCGGAGGTAGATAATGCCTCCGGACGAAGGTAGTAAACGAATCACCGTATTGCAGGGTTTTTGTTCCTGCTTGCGGGCTGTCGTAGTACCACTGGCGAGAGAGAATACCACGTATGTGGTGAGCTCCCTCGTAGACTGTCATATTGACCCCGACTAGATCATGTTCCAAGTCATGAATACGGTCACCGAGATCGGTGAACCAATCCACGACAAAAGAGAACGGGATCGCGTCGTAAATGATACCCGGATCGGCTTGTACTCCCCAATAATCAAGGAGCGCAAGGAATCTTCCGATCTGAGTATGAATGATGTCGTCAGCCCTTAGATCAAATCTAAGGTAGGCAGCATAGTACGCAGAATATGTGTACTTCACTGACCAGGCGCCACCAACTCCCTTATATCGCCCGATTTCAGTTTCCACGTTAAGTGGATACTGGTCACCGAGGCCAATAAGAGCAGGGTCGACAGCAAAATCGAGAACGTAGCGATACGTCCTCCTCTTGCCGTAATAGAGGTCTCTAAGAACCGCTGACCACCCGGTCAGCATCTTAAAGATACTCTGGATGTCGGAAATAAGCGGCAGTATTCCAAAGGCCCATACGAGGTGTTCGTTGCCTATGATGGCAGCGATCTCCCTTAATGATTTCC